ACTAGCCATACCACCATCTTTGTGAGTTGCTCTGTTTAGCATTTCATTTTTTTTATGGTATCCTGCTTTTTTATAAGCGTCACTACTAGTTATTTTTTTTAACTCTTTTTGTGATTTAAGTTTACCTTTAACAATATTACCTTTTTGTTGAGTGCTTTTAAATCCACCAGGTGTTTTAACTTTACCACCATCTTTCATGTAGCCCATTTTATTTCTAACTTGAGTTGGTAATTTTGCTAGTCCAGGGTTTTTACTTTTATCAACTGCCTTTAAAGCTGAACCACCATCTTTAAATCTTTTCTTACCCTTTTTATTCATTTCAATAATTTTTTTAATTCCAGGATAATCTTTGGCTTTACCGATACCGATAACTTTTACTCTTGGTTTTTTCTTTCCAACTTTACCACCATCTCTGTACATTCTTCCACCTTTCATACCCATGTCAGGAGTGTAGTATCCATGCTCTTGTGCTCTACGTGCAGCACCTGCAATTCTTCCGCCACCCATTTTTTTAACTCTTCTGTTTCCAACTACATCTCTAGGTTCTGCTGTGCCTCGATTTTTATCCATGTACTTTCCTTCCATGGTATTTTTAAGAAAAGTTCTTATTGGTGTTTTTTTATTTTTTCTAAATTCTTTTGCTTTTTTTACGTCAACGCCACCGCCTCTTTTGTACATAGGTCTCATCATGCCACCACCCATTTTTCCTACTCTTGCTGAACCACCTCTTTGGTTTGTAACCTGTGTGTTATATCTTGGGTTCGCCATGTGTTATCTCCTTAATTATTTTTTTCCATTTCTGAAAATTTGTGTTCCTTTTATACCATAAATACTCGCAACTACAAGTATCCATAAATTTGTGAACCAACTAGGTAATTGAGAGAACATGTCAAAAAACAGCTTGACCTTGTCCATAGCAGTTGGATCGTCCGATATCACTGCCCAAGCGAGCACCAACACGGGCAAACTGAGAATTATCAAAACTGCCTCGTCTTTCCAGTCCGATTGACGGGCTTCTAATAATTTGCCCTGGTACTGCTCCTCACCCTTGGCCATACGCTCTGCATGCATTAGTTGTGCATCAGACATAGCCATCTTAGTTCTCTGCTTATTAGCGTAAATTTTACTTCCAGCAGAGACGGCTAATTTAATTGCCGATAACCACATGTTAGTACCAAGTCGCCTTTACAGGTTTTTTCTCAGGTCTAATTCTTCTAGTACCTTTTACATCTACAGTTTGTGACTCATTAGGTTTTGTTGCTTCAATCTCAACTCCACCTTTTGCAAAACCATCTTTGTTGATAAACATATCATGGTCTACATGGGTCATCCCTGCGTGACTATTTTTATTTTTTTTCATAATGTCTCCTATTATAGATTATCTACGAGGACCTTTCAAGATTCTTACATCTCTTTGTTTGAACCTATCATTTTCGATCTTAGCGTCAATACCCATCTGTGTTTTAGTCAATGAGGTATCTGCTCGTAATTCAGCTAATTCTTCGTTTTGGTTTAGTTTTTCCTGTTGTAGGCTTTGATTCATCATAGTTCTCATACGATCTAGATCTATTCGTTCTTGACCTTCAACTCGTTTTCTCTCATCATCCATCGCTTTTAGATCAAGTTCTCTTGCTCTTAATTTAGCAATTGGATCATTACCAAACTCACCGATAGTTCTTCTCTCTTCGTTCATAAACTCGATAGTCATTTCGGCTTCTAGTTTAGCTTTTCTAGATTCCATTTTAATATTCATGTTTTGCATCATCACCTGCATTTCAGGATTCTGAGCCATCATTGGATTCTGTTGCATCGCACTCATTCTTTGGATGTCTTCTCTAAATTCTAATTCAACTTGTTCTTGTGCCATCAAAGCAATGTGTTCGAATATATTTTTTTCTAACGCAGCTAAAACCATCGGGTTGTTTCTAGCCATGTTCGTTCCCATAAATGCAAGGTGTGTATCTATATGGGCTCTATGATCTTGACCCGGGAATGCTTGAAAAGGTTTACCTGACATTGCCATAATATTTTCTGTAGCAGGATCTGTTGGTACAGGTGGTTGTGGTGGAGGTAAAATTAAGTTTACATCTTTCACACCAATTGCTTGATACATATGTTTGTACGCTTCGTACATGTTATGCATACCAGGATTTGATTGTGCTAATTGTAATTCTGTTTGTGCAATAGATATTCTTTGTGCTTGTGAAAATATATTTGGATCAGCAACAGGAATGATATCTACTTTGTCATCGAAGTCTTGTAATTTAATATTTCTCTGAGCACCGACGACATCGTACGGATACTCGTCAGGTAAATAAGTTTTAAAACAGTTTGCTAATAATTTAAATTCTTGTTTCAATCCAACGTATAGTCGTTTGTGGATTGCGGACATTACACGAGATCCTCTTTCCAATAATGCAACTGTTGTACCAACAGCAGCACCTTGATTGCCATCACCAACACTCATGTCAGATATAGCAGCGAATCTTTGACCTGCGTTTACTACAATACCCATCAACTGTAATAATGTTGCTGATGGTTCTTTGAAAGGTAAAGTCATAAATGCATCTTTGATGTTTCCACCTGGTGCATCTACATCTCGGAACTCGCCTGGCTGAATAGATTGAGCCTGATCAGTTATACGAATTCCACGTTGTTTAAATCCTGCGGGCAAATTAGAGAGGGTACCCGCATCCAATAATTGACGTAGCGCTTGAGTCGCTGTTCTAGATAGACCGCCAATCATGTGAATCAAACCAAAGCCGTAGAAACCTAGTCCTGGAAGAAATTTAAAATGGACAAAGTATTGGATCTTTTTCTTTAATGGATCGTCAGCTTTGTAGTTACGTTTGATTGCTAAAACTTTTCTAGATGCTACATCAACAGTTACAACATACGGAAGTTTAATTCCTGTAGTGTCTCCTGTTTCATCTCTATCTTCAAAACCTTCTAAATCTAAATTAACATGACATTCTAATAATTGAAAAATATCTTCGTCTCTTCCTGTTTTCTTGACACCTTCTAACTCTCGTTCTTTTTTAGTAACAGGATCTTCTTCTAAATAACCAGGACTAATATCAATGTCTCTGTAGAAACCTGCTAGCTGTTGTTTTTTTAAATCGTTCTCTGAAACTTTTACTGTGTGTATAACTGCTTCTGCTTCCTCTAATGATGTTGCAGTGTACGGCACGATTAAATCATCGGCAGGTACAAATTTAGAAACGGCTCTTTCTAAAAGATCATCGTAATAGATTTTCTTAAAGGAAGAGCCGGCAAGAGGGAGATAGAAAAGCATTTGGTCAAAGTCTGGTTCGTATTCTTGCATCACATCCATTAATTGATAATTCATAAAATCTTTTACACGAGTTGCTTGATCGTGTTTTTGTGGAGTGATGGCTCCGATAATTTGTGTTCTGACAGGTCCGTCAGCGGGTAATAATTCTTTATACGCTCCTGCTTGAAACTGTGTTACAGCTTCAGCGAGGACAGGATGCGTAGCACCTGAAGCTCCTTCAAAAGGTTGTGAAGGGTTGACATATTTAAATCCTAATAGATCTAAACCTTTGCTGTAAGAATCTTCCCAATCTTTTCTTGATTGTTTGTATTCGTTATAGTTTGCATAAAGTTCAGAACCTAATTGATCTAAAGTATCTTCAGGTAATAATTCTGCTAAGTTTGCGTAATGATCTCCAGTGCCTTCTTGGTTCACGGCTCCTGGTTCAAAGTTAATATCGACTGAACCATCTTCTTGTTCGATAACTTCAGGTTCACCAGGTAACGATTCTTCAATCGTCTCTTGTGCTTCTACGATTTCTTCTTCACCCGGTAATGTTACTTGTTGCTCTACGTTGGGTAGGGCTTTGTCGATATTGTCGTCTGCCATTTAATTTCTCCAGTTTGACTATCTTAACTTGTTTTAACGGAACATTCAACCCCTGTGGGTTAGGTCCTCTCAATGGTGGGATTGTTCGTGTTAATCGTTTAACCATAATAAACCCTAGGTTCTCTAGGTTTAATTTCCTCTTGCTCATCTTCAGGATGTAGTAAAAATCCACCCTGTCTAAATCTCATTATTGCTTGGGTCATTGAGTCGACATAGTCATCGTGACTTCCATTTGGAAAAGCAGCACATTCTTCAATAACCTCCTGTGCATATTGTTTATGCATAGGAGCCCACACTCTACCACTTTCAAAGAAAGGTGCAACAGTATTCACACGGACATGTTTATCGTTTCCTTTTGACGGGGTATAATTAACAACAGGTATTCCCATTCGAGAGAGCTCGTGTGTTAACGGGATCCCTGATGCCTTAGCCTCGATTAGCA